ATGATTGTTGATACTGATAAAATTGAGTGGCTTTTAGAAAATCGCTCTCAATATTTCATAAACAAAAAAACAGGAGTTGCGCAGTCTCGTTTATCTAAGCTAAAAAATAATTTTTCCGAGATTGGAAAATCTAGTATTGAAATTGGCGTGAGATTAACTACATTAGCACTACAAGAACAACAAATTGAAAATAAAGGGGAAATTAAAATGACAAAAGAAAAAATTATCGAAATGATTGATTCAGGAATGAACGTCTATGGTACAACTTACGAGAGCGAAAAAGAAGTTGCTGAACATTGTGGCTTGAACGTAACTGAAAAAGACGTTGAATATCTTGAACAATACGACGGCGGAGATTTTGAATACAAAGAAAAACAATTTATTGACGGCGACATGATTTATATCATTCGTGAACCTAAATAAACATGTATAAAAAATAAGCCTACCTCTCGAAACTGAGAAGTAGGCTTTTCTTATACATTAGTACCCAGTTCCCCAAGTATTGTCTGGGTTACCATCATTTGGGCCAATTGGAATATAAATCCGAGTTCCGTTTGAATCAGAACCACCTAGCCAAACATAACCGTCTGCTACCCGAACTGAATCATACTTAAAAGTAGATCCTTTTGGCCACACGCCGTAAACTGGCGCTGACAAGCTCGGGGCACTGTTGCGAAGAACAATCCCTTCATTTACACCGATAGTAAAAGTTTTTGCTGGTGTTGGTTTGCTATTTTCCCATAATTCCACAATATCTCCATCGTTGACATAGCCTAGTAATTTACCGCTGTTTTCGATGCGATATAAATTTTTACGATCGTCTAACTTTTGTGTAATTGTTCCAACTTGCGTCCACAATGTGTATGCATTGATATGCTGTGAAATTGGCGCATCTGGATTTTTGTAGATTGTTGTGAAACGAACGTGTTGACCAACTTTATATTTTGGTTTATTAGGTTTACCTGGGTTTACAATAACTTCGCTACCATCTTCTGGAAGTCCAGTTTGTAAATCTTGTGCTAGTTGTGCTTTACTAATTCCCCACTGTGCTAAATATCCGTATGGATCAGTATGATCGCCCCACCAATTTTTAGTAATCCAATCATGTGTTACGATTCCGTATCCTGTGCCGTCGTCTAAGTCAAATGTTGCACCAATCTGTGTAGCTAAATCACGAATCAAATTTACATATGCGGCATAGTCCTTTTTGAATGTTTCTTTATTATTCGTTCGAGCGAGTTCGATTTGTGCATATGCTTTTGCATTCGCTGTTGCACCTGCACCCCACTGGATTTGGCCAGCTGGCGCTAATTGTTTCACTCGACCACCAGAACCGACAAAATATGAAACATAGGCGCTCGTCCAGTTCCGCTTCATATAGGCCGTTTCGTTGTCTAGACTGTTTGGACCAACATTGTTCCCATTACCTGACTCATGTAAGACAATTAATTCATTGGTAGCATACCCTGGAAAGTACCCACCAAAATTAATAGGGTCTTGCTCCACTTGGTACGCATTCACACCAATCGGCAACATAAAACTTAACGACATTCCGACAGCAACTAATAATTTAACAGTTTTTTTCATTTAAAAACCTCTTTCCTATTTTTTAAACAAAAAAAGAAACGACACAAGCCGCTTCAATTCTTATCTTTATTTCTCAACTGAATAAAATAATCCTTTAATTTTTCTGGCAAAGGAATGAACTCCAATACATTCTCGCAAAATGAAATGCCTTCATTTGCAATGTAAAAAATAATCACCATTTCCCTAATAGGAATATTATTCCCTACAATACTTTCAACTTTCACAGAAACTGCCACTACAAATAAAATCATTACTTTTTTGGCGATTCCCAACATACCTATTTTGCTTGATAGGGATTTAGTAGCGATTGCTTTAAGCCAACCTGTTACAAAATCAACAATCATCAAAAATAACAAAACATCTAGCAACTGATCCATTCCCCCAAGAAAGCTAACGCAAATACCACCTACAATACTTGCTACAATTGACAGGTGGTTAAAATATTTTTCCACTGACTCACCTCCGGTTTTATCTTCCAGCATTAAATACCCTTAATTTCTTTTATAGCTAACGAAACAAGGGCCGTACGGAAAAGCTTTTTACCCTCCCGAATACTTGCCTTGAACTTAAGCACATCCCCCTCTTGTACTTTAACGTTAGCAGACCCATCTATTGTACTAGCTTTGTCTAATGACAATGAAGGTGGAGCACCTATCTGAGAAATATAATAGTTTTTAGATCCAATACTTGCAATTGCATAAGCATAATCAGTACCACCGCTACTACCGTGAAATTTGAAAGTGCTGATGATACTAATAGTTGCTTCTCTTGTGAAAGTAATTGAAGTTTTGTCTGCGCTAATTACAAAAGGTAAATTTGATTGACTATGCCCAAAATCAGTACCTACTAAAGGACCTAATACATAAGTATAACCTGATGAAATATCAGTTCCATCAGGTCCAGTTCCAAAGTATGCTTCAAATGGAGGCTCTTTTGTCATAAACTCTTCTATTTCTTTAAAGTTAAGATTCAAGTCATCTTGCGCGTTTAACTGTCCTCGTTCAAAATTTGTTTTCATTTATTTCGACTCCTTAATTTTAATCTGTACACTTTTATTTCCCTCATTAAGAAGAAAGATATTAGGCGCTGTTTCTTTGATAGTTGGTGAAGACAAATTCCAATTGATTGGAACTTTTACAGTCAATTCATTTTTGCTTGGATAACCCGCTTTAAACGGAATTGATTCTGGCACTTCTCCAACCCAATTTTCTTCTCCCAAAGGTGCAACACCTAAACCGTCATGCCATGCTAAGACATCAATTTCAGGATATTCAAAAGGTAAATTTTTCTTTGTGAAAATCAATTGATCTGGTGTTACTGCTGCTATTTTCTTTTGCAAGTTTAGCGCAACATCACCATCCATATCGTTGGAAACTGTGACTAAAAAATCTTGCCAATCTTTTTGAGCTTCCTGAATGTACTCATTCCCTTTATCAATGACCAGTTGCATATCTGCTTCTAAATTTTTCTTTTGCTCTTCCGTGTATTGATTCATATTTTCAATAATGGTATTCAGCATAGCATTATATTTATCTTCCATTCCCGAAACTGATACATTTTCAAACGGTGTTGAATAGCCACATACTTTTTCATCTGGTCTCTTATCTGTGATCAAATCCGCTGTAATAGCTGTGCTGTTTCTTGGCACTCTGACAGTGGCCAACTGAATTTCAAATACATCTGGCGTGCGTTCGACTGTCACATTACCTTTTTTGACTGCTACATAAGCTTGTCTAGCGTTCATGTCGTGCCGAACAACAATAGAGTCTGTTCTGTCTTGAGTGGAAGAGGCAACCTCAATAGGTACTGCAAAAGCAGACGTATTTATATATTGATAACCTTTTAAGCTTGCTGAACCTGCTTTTACAACAATTCTCATTCCAACAGAATCAGCTGCAGTCACTCTTAATGCTTCACCGACTGACATCATGACGCCATTGCGAAAGATATTTTCAAAGTATTTTGCCCAGTCTGCCGATGTATAAGCACGATCGTATGTGCCATCATCTTGCAAAACGGCATCATAAAATAAACTTAATTCCGCCAAAAATAACCACCTACTTTCCTTTTCTCTTGATTACATCAATAATTGTTTTACTTTGGTTACCGAATTCGCCGTCAATATGGTAGCCTTTCTCATCCCAAGTCTGAGTTACAGAATTTAGAACCACTGTATCTGAATAGCCAAAAGAAGAAATACGTTTTACACGATCCCCCAATTTATAATCTCGACCATAAACAAAAAGACTATCATTCAAATTGATAGTCCCATTCAATGCCAAAACTCTTGGTTGTTCAGTTAATTTTTCTTTTCCTCTTGATTGCAATGTGGCAATATATTGTGCATCTGGCATTTTTACATCATCAACAGTCTGTTGTAAGTCACGAGCATCGACATATATTTCTTTTCGTTCGAGGCCACTCAAATTGTTATTTACTTGAGTATGTTTACGAGCTTTACCTTCACCTTCTCCATAAATAAGGGCTGTAGTCGCTTCATCATAGTTGTTCTTTTCTAATGATTCATTAGTAACATTTTCAAACTCTGCACTAAATTGAACTACACTAGAAACATCTTCACTTTTTCTAAAACGAATATTTGTTCCAACTTGGCCGTTTGATGTTGAACCAATACGCCCATTCGAGATAGGAATTTCGTCAAAACCAAAATTGTAACTTTCACACAGTCCCTCTATTTCTTCTTCAACATTCCCGTAACTATTTTGATAACTAATGTTTGAACTAGTGATTGCTGGCGGTTGTTCGACAGATAAATAACTTATTTTTCTTTTTGCATCTGACGGAGAGACCACTTCGTTCCGTAAATGATCGTAGCAAATCAGCTCTGGTCTTTTTGTTTGATTGTAAATTCGATAAACAATTCTCTTACCAGATTTTGCAAAAAGAGATTTCCCAGAAATTGTAATTAATCCACTGCTCAAATCATCGCAAATAATAGAATCAATATAGTAAAAGCGATTATTAATTAATAGCACTGTGTCTTCGTCCATTAATTCTTTCGGCATGTACTTTAAAAGAACAACCGTCTCAAAAGTATTAGCTGACTTGAAGTTTTCTTTAACACTCATTGATTTCCATATGTCCAGAACTGCCGTTGACTCATAATCAAAGCCAGACTTTCTTCGAAAGACCTCTACAAAAGGCAATGGCATAAAATCCATAGCTACACCCCGCTAACCAATGGTGTAAATTGCATTTCACATGTAATTCCATTTTGAGAATTGTTGGCCGCTTTTAGTTGTAAATAGTTATCTCCTTTAGATAATCGAAAGAAACTACTGCCATCCATACGTTCTGGAACAGCGTTAGTTTCTACACCATTAACAATTTTTTTCGCATACAAATTTCCACGTACCGTTGAAAGTTCGAATCTTGTTCCAGGTTCAAAGGTTCCTTTAAATCCAAAGAAGGTTTGTTTTGTCACATCGTAAATCTGCGGATCAGTTACGGTTGTTACACATTTCATATGAAAAACTGCTCCAACCTGTACATCGCCATTGTTTACAATCTTTTCGATATTTCCTGATTCAAAGCGCCCAAATGTATGCTTCTCGCCTTGAACAAAAACCATTGGAAAAATAAGCGTTGGCTTTAATGTTGCCAAAGGAACCAGTGAGTTATAAAACGATACATCTCGGAAATAAGAATCGAATGCTTCAAACTGTAAAGAGAATAAGTTCCATTCATCAACCTTATAAGGATTATCCTCGTATAATTTGAAACTAGGCGCTTGGATTGGTAATACGTCGGTTTCATACTCCTTGTCATAGACTTTAAGAGTTAGCTTACCTGTTTGTTTTAGATCGATTTTTTGAATCATATCTCGGCGCAGCTGATAAATTTCTTCTTCTGTTTTTCCAATTAAAGTGCCTTCTAGCAACGGTTTCCGAGTGCTCAAACGGATTCCAACAACTTTTGCGCCGTCCTCTCCAAACACTTCTTCTGCTAGAACAACATTTTCTGGCGCTTCTAGACCTTCGACATTTTGCAAAAAATAAGGAGCTTCCTCATTAAAAACGAGTTGCTCCCCATTTTGATTCGTATAAACTAATTCTAGTTTCACTATTTAAACCCCCTAGCCAAGTCACGTAGTTGGCGTTTTGTTTCAATCGCTGTTTCTCTCGGTGTTTTCGTGTCAGCACCTGTGATATATTGTGTTACTTCCATGTTTTTAATATTTCCGTCTTTCAAGTAAGAAACCATTTCACGCATTAGAGAAGCAAGTTCGCTAAAATCATTTGATTCATGTGAATCTTGAACAGCAATTAGATTTTTAACAACTGAAGAGTTTCTCGGAACTCCCACGCCGTTTTCATAATGAGGAATTAGTTTCTTTGTTTCTGAAGCTTTGATTACTTTTGATCCTTTTGGTAAATCTGGTAAGAATACATTTCTACCTTCTGGAATGAAAGGCACGCCACCTTTAGGAATCACCAATTCTTTATAAGTACGTCCTTTTTGGTCGTTGACGATTGCTGGACCACCAATATGATTATTGGTTCCTGTTTCTAGTCCTAAAATTTTTGCTACTCCAGCGCCTAAATTAGCTACTACGTTTAAAGTTTTGGTAATTACCGAAGGGCCAGAATTAAAGTCACTTACTGCATTTTTCGCTTGAGATGCTGGTCCACTCGCTTGATCATTAGCCCTTAATAGTTTTTCAACTGGATTGTTTGCTGCGAAAATATTTAAGCTACTATTACCACTTGAAGCCGCACCGACAACTCCACCTGCATTTCCTCTCAGGTTTTTCGTTCCTGGATTGTTGGCATTGTAGGTGTTCAATGCATTACCACCTTGTCGAGCTGCAGCTTGCGCATTTGAAGAATCTCCACGTAGTATTTTCTGTGCTGGATTGTTCGCGTTAAATGCATTTAAGTTTTGAATACCTACCTGTGATTGATTCGATACATTGGAAGCATCTCCGAGTAATTTTTTTAATTGTGGCTTTATTTGGTCATAAGTTTGCACGCTTAATGTTCCATCAGCTATTTTTGCTTTTAAATCTTCATTATTACCAAGCATTTTTTTTACTGGATCAGGTAATGACTTCCACGCATTCATACTTTCTTCTGACTTCATTACCTTTGTTAATAAATCATCATTATTGGCAAGCATTTTTTTCTGATCTGTTGGAAGGTTATTCCAATTTGTTAGGTATGTTTCCGAAGAAAGAATCTTTTGTAGCACATCCGTGTTATTCGCTAAAAGCAATTTGCTTTCATCTGGTAAATTTTTCCAAGCATTAAAGGCTCGTTCTGATCCATAAATTTTTGTCAGTAAATCTTGATTATCTGCATAAAATTCTTTAACATCATCTGGTATATTAGACCAATTGACAATTTTTTCTTGTGAATCACTAAGCACTTCTAAAAACTCTTTGTTATCAGCTTTAATTTCTTTGTCGTGTAACTTGTAATCTTCCCAAAGTCCAAGATTAAGCATATTTTCAGCCATTTTTTCAGGGGTATTAGAATACAGAATTGCCTTCTTCTCTTCAAAATTAAGTTTGTCCCATTTTCCGTTGGCTTGTAATGCCTGAGTTACAGTCTTCTTGGCATTTGTATCTAAAAGCGCTTGTTGTTCCTTAAACGTCATGCTGTCCCATTTTCCGTTAGCAATTGCTGCTTCGGCAATCATTAATTTAGCATTACTTTTTAGGTCGGCATGTTTGGAAGCATATAGGAGTTGGTTCCATCCTTTTTCAGAATTTGCAGCTTCGTTAACTGCTTCTTGCGCATTGGTTTTGACTTCGCCTGTTTTTGGATCAAGAACAAGATTATTCCACATTTTCCCATATTCACTTGCTTCATCACCAACATATTTAAGTTGTTCAGCGTTCTTCTTAGCATTTTCAGCAACTTTATTTGTTGTTTTGGTAACATTCTCCAATAACTTCTCGTTATCTTCAATAAGGTATTGTGAAGCATTTCCGCTCTCTTTTATCACTTGTCCAGAAGCCAAATGAATTTTATCTTTTAGTTCAGGGAATTTCTCAACAATGGCCGCCATTTGGTTATCAAAACCTTCAGTCGTAGTCTCGTTTATTTTATCCCATTCTTCAAGATACTTCTGAGCAAATTCACCATCAAGGTTATATCCCCAATCTTTCAACCATTTTTTTTGCTCTTCTTTCATTTTAGCGGCATGAGTCTGTGATGCATTCCTTTGCTCTCCTAATGATTTTAACCATATTTCTGCTTCTTCTTTCGTAGCATTCGCTACATCACCAGTCATTGATTTCAAAATAGTTCTTTTTTGTTCCGCCGAAACATCCAGAGTATTAACATAAGCTTCCGCAGTATTCTTTGATAAATCACTAATCATTTGAGCTTCAGAAACACTCAATTGACGATTTTCGTTTGCAGCCCTTTGTCTAATCTCTTGAATTTGCTTATTATTCGATTGGATTTCTTCCACAGCAGACTGATTTAGTTTTTTCTCATTCTCAATGATTTCTTTCATTGAGTCTGTAGCGGTTCCTGGTAACTGCTTTAATAATTGATTCAATCCATCTACTTTTTTATTTAAAGACTTTTCAAGAGACTGACCCGCTGCTTCAAAATTTTCTGCCATTTTAGAAGCATCTGATTGATTAAATCCATCTTTTAATAAGCCAAACTGACCATTTGCGGCTTTGGTTTTGTCTTGCACCCCGTTTAAGGTTTTGTCAACTTCTCGTCCGACATCAGTTCCCCATTGCTTAACACGTTGGGAACTATTCCAAGCTTCTTCTCCCCAGAGTTTCCACACTGCTACACCTGCTCCAATCGCTGCAGTTGCACCTAACACCCAAGGATTCAATAAACTAAACCCTTTAGTCAATGAACCAATTTGTGTTGTGGTTCCTCCGATTTTAGCAGTCAATCCTCCTAATGCCGAACCAGAAGAAGCAATGCCTTTTCCGAATCCAACAGAAACAGAACTACCCTCTGCAAAAGCTTTTGTAACATCTTCAATCGCTCTTTTTTTAGACATAGCGGCCATTGTCTCAACAAAGCCCTTGCCTAAAAATCCTACACCCTTCGTTAAAGTACCTGTTAACTTAATAGCAGGCCCCATTGCAGCAGTTAATGCAATCATTTTAACAATTGTTTGCTGTGTTTTAGGATCAGCATTTGAGAAAGATTCCGCCAAGTTCGTAACCATTTTAATCATTGGTTTAGTTGCTTGAAGCGCATCTCTCAATGCTTTTACTAAAGGTCCACCAAACGTGATACCTACGTCAACTGCTTCATTTTTAAGCATCTTTAATTGAGATTCAGTAGTTTCATATCGCTTGTTAGCTTCCTCTGTTAAAGCGGTGTTTTCTCCCCATGCTTTAGTTCCACGATCTACAGCACTTTTAAATACATCACTGGCACCAGCTGCACGTAGCAAACTGTCACGAAGACGAACTTCGGTAATCCCCATATCATCTAAAACAGCAATTGCAGATTGTCCGTGTTCCTTCGTTTTTCCTAGCCCTTCAATAAATTTGATAATAGCACCTGAAGCATCCTCTTTGAAAGCTTTAGAAAATTGTTCTGCAGACATTCCAGCTACTTCTGCAAAATCATTTAATTTTCCTGATGCATCGGTGGCTTCTTTATGCATTGTTTTTAATTCTTTGCTAGTTAACCCCATTGCACCAGCAGTGTTTTTTAACTCTTTACCACCATTTCTGACAGCGCTAGAAACCTGCTCCATAGATACGCCTGTCTGTTGACTTAAGCTCTCTAAACCTGCAAATGCATTGGCTCCATTTTCAACAGCTAGCTGCATTTGAACCATTACTTTAGAAAATGCGGAACCGCCCGCTTCTGCTTCAATACCAACCGAACTCAACGCAGCCGCAAATCCCATGATTTGAGCTTCACTCATTCCAACTTGGTGTCCAGCACCAGCAAGACGTAATCCCATTGCGGTTATTTCTGACTCAGTTGTCGCAAAGTTATTCCCTAAATCAACAATTACAGAGCCTAACTTATCAAATTCTGTTTGGGGCATTCCTGTAATGTTGGCCAATCGAGCTAAAGCAGTTGCTGCTTCTTCTGCGCTCATGTTAGTTGACTCGCCTAAGTCAATCATTGTCTTGGTGAAGCCAACTACATTTTTAGTTTTAATACCTAACTGCCCTGCTGCTTCTGCAACGTTTGCAATTTCCGTGTGACTTGAAGGTAATTCTTTGGCTAGTCCACGAAGACCATTTTCTAAATCTTTGTATGAGTAAACAACCTTACCTGTCGAATCAACAACTTCATCATTGGTCTTTTTCACACCTGCAAAATCAGATTCCCATTTAACAGCGGCCGTTGTTACTGCTGCAGCTCCTGCGAGAATTGGCAAAGTTATACCTTTTGTTAAGGCTCCTCCCACTTTTTCCATTTTTTGTCCACTAGCAATCATTTTTTCACTAGCGTTATAAATGGCACCAGTGGCACCAGTGGTTTTGACTTGCATTTCTGCCATCTGACCAGCCGTTTGAATTAATTGAGATCGATAATTTGCTAGTTTTCCATTGGCATCTTGCAATTGAGTTGCTAGCCTTTTGGTGGATTCTGTCGCTTTTCCATCTACAAATGACTCGTCATAAGCTTTTTTCAATGCAGCAACTTGTTTCTCTTGGGCTCCAATGATTTTAGTTAAGCCATCAAAACGAGTGCCTAATTTGCCCATCTGGTTTCCAGCCATATCAGCAATTTTTGCATTAGCTTGCATTTCTTTGGCTAAATAACGAACTTCTTTTTTAGCATTTGCTGCACCACGACCGAAATCAGAACTATCCAAGCCTAGCTTTATGACCATATTTCCTAACGGCGTTCCACCACTCATTTAGTTACCTCCTTCCCTTTATGCGCCACCACGCTTGACTAATTCGCTTAATGGTCGCACCTCTTGCTTTTTCTTTTTAGTTTTCTTTTTCTTTGGTGCTTTCAATAAGATTTCATCAATATCCAAGCAATCAGTATTCATGAAATCCCGAATCGTCCACCCAAGATTGGTAATCGCATCACGGACAAAATCAACTTGTAATTCGTAAAGTTCGGACCAAGTTAAATTTCCTCCGCCATCGCTTTTTTTGCAGCTTCATCATCTTCTTTTGAAAAACCTAAAACACGATGGCGGACAATATCCCAAATTTTCCCAATATCTAGTGAATCTAATCCATTCATAATTGATTCTTTAGTGACTTCTTTTTCGTCAAATAGATCTGCAACAAACTGAATTTGCATATTCAAATAATCTTCTTCGATTGGTTCTTTTCCTTGCTTCTTCGCTGATTCTTCCAATTCTTTTTCTAAGCGAATATAGTCACTGCGTTTTGAGAACGGCACAAAGTCCTGTGTAAAAGTTTTTTCTTCGCCATCAATGCGTAAAGTAAGTTCAATCTTGCGTTCCATTTTTTAACCTCCAAAAAAAGGACGACTAACTAAAGCCGTCCTTAATCAATAAATTTTTATTCTGCTGCTGATACAATCAAAGTGCATTCTGCTGTAAAATTACCGTCTTCAGTTGTACCGACAATTTTTGTAACACCTTCCGCAACTGCTGTTACTTTTCCCTGTACAGGCGTTACTGTTCCAATCGCTGCATCTTCAGAACTGAATCTATACGCTTTGTTTGTTGCGTTTTCTGGCATGATTGTAGGTGTTAACGTTGCTGTTTCACCAACTTTTAAAGCCAATTCAGTCTTATCCAAGGTAATTCCAGTAACTGAAATAGGTAGTGTTTTAAACGCTGGTACATCCACATGATCAGATTCTTTTTCTACACCGTCAACGGTGGCAACACCTGTGACAGTAAAGTCACCTGCTAAAACATCCGTATTTGCGGCAATTCCTGTAATAGCTAAAGGTGAAACACCTTCTGCAACAGGATTAGTTTCACCTTTTTTATAAAGTCTAAATTTTTCTGGTGGAATAAACGACATTTCATGTCCTCCTAACTTAATTCAATATTGGCCCCATCTGTGGCGGGAGTAACAGCTCTCACTGTGGGGCTTGCTACTTTTCCGGCGCTGGTGTTTCTTCACCAAATAATTCTTTTTCTAATTCTGCTAATGCTTCAGCATCATCTGCAAAACCGACAGTAACTTTTTTACCGTTAATTTGGCGAGAAACCGCAGAATAAACATATTCACCTGGCTCTGGTGTAAAGTCATCATCATTTAAGGTTTCTCCTTTGACACCATCTGACGAGAATGTACCTGCATACATGCCAAAACCAATTTTTTCGCCATATAAATCCTCTGATTCAATCAATACGGCGTAATAAGGAGGCTCTGTATCTTCGCCAATATGGTAGACTTTGCTTGTTTCGCTTGCTTTAGTATGTCCTAAAATTTCGTGGTCAATCACCGCTGGAATATCTAAGATACCTAAGTTTGCCGCAATGTCTCCGTGACCTTTACGTGCTACATAATAAGCAATATTTGATCCGAAAACTTTCGACGGCTCTTTAGTCAACCCAGTGATTTCAAAACTAGCTGCGGCTCCTTGTTTTGGCTTTCCTTCGATAACATATTTTTTGTCAGTAATTGGGTTTAATTCGTTGTCCAATTTTTTAATTGTAATTCTGCTAAATCCATAAGTTTGCATATATTTTTCCTCCTAAAAAATAGACACCAACTTAGTAGTCGGTGTCGTGAATTTGTGTATTTTTTCTGTAACGTCTCGCATCCACAAAACGCTTTGTTTCGTTAAAGTACTGATCTAAGCCACCATCTAGGCGACCAAATCCAATTTGTTTCATTGTTTCTTCAACTGCTTTAGAAATTTGCTTGGTTACCATTCTGTCCATGCTTTCAACATTTATTTGATAATTGAAGCGAATTGACAAAACTTTGTTGTTGGCAAAATAGGCGTTGTTTTGTGGACCAAGAAAGTTATCAATGATAATGAAAGGATTGGTAGTATCCAAAGTTTCTGGTACTTCATAAAATTTAATTCTTTGAGGTGTCACAAGCTCATTAATTGTTTCATTTTCAATCAAGGCATTGTAAACTTCCATCATCATATCTTTCATTTAGCTAATTCCTCCATATCCGACTTCATCTCTCCAAATGCTTTCGCTTGAATTTCATCAGCTGCAGCCTGTAGTTTTCCCATTCCACGAGGTCGTACATAAGTGCCATAGCGCGTATAGCCGAACTCATTTAAATGGACGATAGGCGCACGTTCCTTTGAAGCCCAGCCAGTCTCAACTCGTTTTGGATTACTTTTCACACCGCTACTTATAACTAAGTCGTGTGTTTTTCCTGAATCGATATAACTAGCCATATATTTTTTAACAATCTGCTTGTTTCTTTCGCCTTGTTTTTTTAAAGCTTTGTTGGAAATTCTATTTACTCGTGCTTGTCCTAGTTTATCTTCCATATTTTTGAGAATTTCTTCTAACCCTGTCACTTCGCTCATGACGTTACCCCTAGAACAATCTTGATAAAACGGTTATCTTCAAAATCTGGTGAAACATCTACGATTTCCCATTCTTTGCCCACTGGTAAAGCTCTATAGTCATCAATAACAACTTTATGTTTGTTGCTAGGGATATAGTCTTGGTGCGGATCACGGATTTTAATTGTCAGCCCCTCTTTAGTTCCTTTTGCGTTCAATATTTCCATGTCTTTCATTGACGGATTGTAGATTTGCGCTTTACATGAATGAAGTTCTTTCTTTACTATTTCGCCAGGTTCAGGCCCTTCTCCCGGAATAAACTGAAAAAAAGAAACTGGCGTTTTTAATTCGCCAGCTCCTATTTTGGGACGTTTATAATTAGGGTGTATTGCCAAATCCTTCACCTCCTGAAATATCGATGGAAGCATCCATAATGCTTTGCTGAAAGTTGGGATAAAAATATTCTAAGGCTTCGTTTCTTACATAACGAGTTCTTTCAAAAACAAGTTCTTTTCCTTTTCGATATACTTTTGGATCAAAATCTCCTATAAGCGTTCGAATATCTTCAAAGGAATCATTTAATTGTTCTTTTATAGAGTCATCGTCTGACGAATGAAAGATTTGATTTCTTTCTTTGAACTCCTTTAAATATGATTCCATCTAATCCCCCCGTGCTATTTCAAATCGATAGTTGCCCCATCTGTTGTTGGGTTTATCTTATTAACAACAGGGGTGTTTACTTTGTTGCTGGTTCTCCATCGTCAATTTTAATATCATAAATTTGCGCTGCATCGTTATCAGCTGGCTCACCATTGCCCAATAAGTCGGCAGCATATAATGTTGCACGTTTCATTGCAAATGTTTCTTTATAAACATAGACTTTTTCTGCACGTGATTGCGTAGCATCATATTCTCCACCAACAAAAGCAATCAATTTATTCTCTTTTACTTCTAAAGATTCAATGATATGGTCTTCAGAAATAAATGGTAAGTTTGAAACGAATACGCCATTTGCATTTTGCGTAGTGACACGAGCAACAATATCGTAATAGTTCAATGGATTAACAATTAAGTATACATTCCCTTTAACTTTTCTTGCTTTTTCCTCTCCCTCGTCGCCATCTCCGACTTTATCCGTATATTTAGAAGCTTTCTTCAATAACATTGCGAATTCTTTAACCATTGTCTGCGAATCTTTAAAAGTTAAGATTCCTGCTGCTTCTTTATCAGCATATCCATTTGTCGGATCAATTGCCGCATTCATATCTTTTGTTAGTCCAATAGGTTGATTATGACCAGACCCATTGATAATTGCTTTTTCCCATGCTTCTGCGATTGCTTCAGATAAACATAAACGAACGTATCGGTCAACCCAGCGTGGACCTAATTCTAAAGTGTCATTTGAAATTAAGAAAAACGCTGTTAAAGCCAATTGATTAAATTCTGTTGCACCAAATTGTGCATCTAATTTCCCTTCAATATCTTTATGAAGTGGCCCCCACACCGCTACACCTTTACGACGAGAACGTGTAATTTTAGTTTTACCTACTGAAGGGGTAAAATTAATAATTTTTAACAATGGACGTTCTTCTTGTAAACCTTCAAAAACACGTTCTAAAATTGTTTCTGGCCAGACTAAATCTTCATCAAATCCACCCGCTTTTTCAACTTCGTTATAAAATTTTGTTTCTTCATTAGTTAAAGTGTGAATGCCACGAGCTTCAAGCACACGGTTATCTGTTACATTTTTCAGCTCTTCATATTCAGCTCGTACTTGCTTTCCTGCATCTTCTGCAACAGCAGTAACATATGCTTCTAAAGCAGCATTTACCTGTTCTGGTGTCGCCTCTTCATTTGTTGATACTGCATTAAATTGTTTCTTCGCTTCATCTGTTTTGTTTTTTAATGTTAATGTCATAATCATGCTCCTTTAGTTAATCTATTTATTAAAGATTTTTGTTTTGGTTTTGATTCTTGTTTTGCTTCATTCGTCACAGCTTGTTGGTTTAAAGACATAGCTTCCGCAACAGCATTTTTCACCATTTCAGCTATATTTTCCTTTGAATCAGTTGAATTTTTTTCGGTGTTTTTCTTAACTTCTGTTGCAAAACCATATTCTACAGCTTCTTCAGCTGTGAACCATTTTTCTTCCCTCATCCATGTTTCTAATTGATCTGTTGTTTGACCTGTTTTTTGTGAATAAATTGAAAGGATGGAATCATCGATAGTTTCCAAAGCATTCAAAGTCTTTTGAATATCTTGTTTATTTCCCCATGTAAAAGTCGAAGCTTCATGAATCATAACTGAAGTCCCTACATTCATAATCGCTTCATCAGCTGCCGACAAAATGAATGTTGCTGCTGAAGCTGCTACACCAGTAACTTCTACCGTTACTTTTGAGGGGTGATCTTTTAAATAATTGTAAATTTCAATACCTTCAAACACATCTCCGCCTGGGCTATTTAATTTAATGGTAATATCGTCTGTCACTCCATCTAAAGTTTCCCTGATGCTTTTCGCATCAATAACATCATCATCGGACCAATATTTTTTTCTGATATTTCCCGAAAGAGTTAAAACTCTTTTACCTTCAACTAACTCGTTAGAAAATTGAAACGGCACGTTTCTAGTCTTTGTCATTCTCTTCCTCACCCCCTTTCACGAGCGCATAATTTTTAGTCATAATTAGCTTCTTACCTTCTCCATCTGGCAACGAATCATAATCCGTTTCTTCCCTCACTTCGTCTCTTAGGAATGTTCCACTAGAGACAATTTTGTCAATTTGAGTTGCGTTTTCCAGAATACTTACAGGTAAAACTTTAGTTACTTTAATTCGTTCGCCGTTTTTATACTCTTGGCGTGTAAGAACTTTTGCAGTTAATTCATCTTGCAGCTTTTTCATTAAAGGAATAATACATAGTTTTCTAAAAGCTTTGATATTGGAATCAAGTTCTGATTTTTCACCATAAATAAGCGCCGTAGGTACTCCTATGGCGTTGGCTACATCATCAATTAACGATGATTTCATTTTATTTAATTCCTCAAGAGACTGATTAGAAGAACCTTGTTTGTTCGTATATTCTTCATAATCAAACCCTTTAACTTTTGGGACTATAGCAACTGCTTTAGTGCTAAAAGCGTGATAAATTTTATTTACATACTCTTGTAATCTTTCCGAACGTGTTTTGCCATCTTTTCCTTTTTCTTCATTCATTGATCCAGTGGCTTCAATTGAAACAGAACCACGGATCTGATTATTTCGCATGGAGATTTCTAGTATTCGTCCGAACAATTCCGAATAGTCATTAAATAAACCCTTAGTAAATGAATCAAGCTCTTTACTGTTGTACTTTAAATAAATGACATCTGACATGTAAAATTTTTCTGTAAACACTTGGTCTTTAACGTAAACGTTGCTAAAGTAATCATCTGTGATTGTTTTTTGTTCTCTTGTATAGTCATCAGCTATTAAAAGTTGGTCATCTTTTAAAATAACCAACACTTCATTTTCATCTAACAAACGAAAGAAGAAGGTTTGCCAAAATGTGGTAGCAGACATATCCGAGTTAGGCCGAACGTTTAATATATAGTCCCAATCTTCCATTCCTGTACTTTTGAATTTTATTTCTAATGTGGACATAGTCCTTGAAACAAAATCTATAACGGTATTTTTAGCCATTATTTTTAAATATGACCGTGTAGCTAATTCATCCCCTACAACAAAATCTGGTAGCCAGTCGGACGGTTCTTCATTTTTTACTGATAGTTTGAAGACATCGAATAAACTCACTCATTCACCCCCTTTCTGTTGTAGTTACACGTTATTTTATTTTTCCTAAAAAATGACGACCCGATTTATTTTCTTTTTTCGTTGGTACATCCCACTTATAGCCGTTATGAGTAACGAATGTCTTTTTGAAATAAGCAATATTGTTTCCATAAGCTGATTTCGTTGTCCTAACAATATTTAGATATTGTGGTTTATACATAACTATCACCTCTTAAAAGTCTAATTCTTCTAATATATCGAATGCATCTTCAAAATTATAATCTGTGAGTTCATCTGCTAAATACATACCGCATACAAATGCTTTAAATCCATCTGTTTTCCTTCTGACTTCTTCCTTTTTTAAGTACGTCTTATTTCCATCATTGTTGGTCTTTACTAATACATTATTCGTGTACCACCGCATTAACGGATTTTCTCCAAAAATGATGTGTCTATTAGCAAACGCCGTTTCTATTCTCGGTGCAAGCAAACTATCGACTGCTCTAGGATTTTTTATCACAACCACTTCAAATCCCGCAGCTATTAGTAACGGTCTCAATACATCCATTCTGAAATTATCGGCAACAATTTTTGTAACTCCGTATTTATATCGTTGTTCAACAAACCAATCGACCACTGTTTGTGGTTCAATTGTAGCTCCATCAACTACAGATAATAATCCTCTGTTTTCCCATTCTTTTATCGGTGCGAATCGCTCTTTTGTTTGTTCTGATGCTTTCCTAGAGTATCCGTAATATATGTCTGCAAATTGCTTTCTAACAAATGAATGTGTTTTAAAAACATAGTCATCCTTATCTTTAAATAAAAGACCACATGCGGCAAAATCTCGCAAGCTAGCAAAGTCCAAACATCCAATTGCTTGTCTACCTTCTAAATTTGGTAAAGGACGATTGGTGTCCATTATTTCTTCGTAACTAGCCACTGATCTTTCTAAATCTGTAACTGGTAAATTCATTCTTTTAGTCATAAACTCTTCTCTATTTGACGGATCGTCCTCTAAGTCTTCATATTCTTCAAAAATAGTTTCTAAAAGGCTCTCGGCATACTCTGATAAAGGTTGATGAAACATCGGATTTGCTAATTCCCAGTTTTCTGATTCTGTCACTTGGTCTTCTGAATCTAATTTGCAAATAAAAGGGAAAATAGCATTAGGTCGACTAGAACCGTTTAACACTCTTTTGGCTTTTTCTTTAAGAGAATCTAAAAATCCCTCTCGAACATATCCATCTGTTCCTACATAAAATTCTCTAGGATTCGGCTTTTTTCCTAATCCAGAAATATGCACTTTTACATCTTTGTTCGAAGGGTATTGGTGAATTTCGTCGAAAGCCACCGCTCCATCTCTTAAACCATCTTTAGTATCGCCATTCGACGTTCTAAATCTTATATAGCTACCAGTTTTTTTAGAGGTTATAACTGTTTTCCCATACTCGAAAGCTTTTTGAAGTGTTTTATTTCGTTTGATTGTATTGTAAATTTCTTCGAAAGAAGTTTTTGCTTGATCTTCTGAATTCGCAACAATCGAAATATTGTAATCTAGAATTCCATGTAATTCAGTTTGTAAAAAATTAAGAACGACAGAAAGAAGCCCGTTTTTACCGCCACCACGGCCAAACATCCATAGAAATTTACGATAAAAATTTCTGTTATTCTTTTTAAAATACAAAAAGACGAAAGCAATCAAAAATTTTTGAAATGGCTGTAATTCAAAAAACCATTTTTCACCATAATTGATGCAATCGTCTATCATTTTGTCATTAAAATATATATCGTCTCTTGAAAGTATATCTCTTTCAAGATATTCTATTAGTTCAATTCTTTCTTTATTTAGTTTTATTTCACCTTTTTTATATTGTTGTATATAGTAATCGACATGTTTTTGCTTAATCATACTAAGTCACTCTCGCTATAATTATCATCATCAACGCTAGTCACTATTTTTGTTGATTCATCTAAATTAAGGTCTTTTCCTAAAGCAATCAATGCACGTGAAATTTTAACTTTTTCGGCGATTGCTGGATTGATTTTTAAGTATTTCTGCGCTCCGTTTTCAAACTCTACAATCGTTCCATACTTAGAAATAGACGAATTCATTTTTTTATAAAGCTTTACTAAATCAAGGTATCTCTCGACTTTTTCAACTTCTAGTTGATCGTTTTCGTCAATTTGACTCATCAACTGTTTTTTCAAATCTGCCATTTTCAATAGCAATCACCCCCCTATAAAAAAATTTAACGTATATTTTTAGACAGTTGACCCCATCCACCGGTTCCCTAGATTGGGATTTGACCCCAAAATAATTTGACCGGGGGTATGTTAGTCCCCACTTTCATTTGTTATTCGGTCATGTTTTGGGATTTGGTTTCCACGAAGTCGATCGACAATGAGATGTAATCGTACGTTACCTGTTCTCTGTCTGGTGCTGGATGAGTTTCATTGTAGTCCCCACCCATTATGATCACATGACCATCATCAACTCGTTGCTTAAATGAATTCAACTTATCAATTGTATCTTGAATCCAAGCGCTGGCATCGTGGCTGGATTCATTTATATTTCGAATTGCTGATCCTTCTTTTATAAATGTTCTTTCATCATTACTCATTGATTAAACACCCTTCCGTTATTAAGATCGATCGACAAGACTTTGTTTCTAGGATCATCTTTTGTCATATAAACAAATGTGATTACATTTGTTCCTGGCATATCACTATCAGTAACATAATGTGCAGTCATAGATGCAACCCCAACCTCTTGGCCTTTGATGTAAAGTTTAGGAACTTTCCCGTTTAAATAGAAGCTTACATCTTCTTTGGTTAATGGTTTATTCGAATCCAAGATATCCTGTCGCTTTTGTTTCCAAACATTACCTTCGAAAGACTGCTTGCCATAATCCATGTAGTCTTCATCACCTTGTTCTTTGTAAGGATGAGCATGAATACCTGCTACATATCCAATAAAAGAACTCCTTAAACTTTCACTAGTAGTTTGTTTAATTTGATTAAATGCCTTCTCCCATCCCTCATGTAACTTCGAAGAAAAGTTAACAGTTACATTACCGCCTTCAACAAATTGCTTTGTGAAGTTTTCGTATACAACATCTTGGGTTCTGTACTTTGGTAATGCTGCTTTGAGACCTAGCCCATCAGCCGCCCATTTATCAACCAGGAGTTTCTTACCTCCGATCCCATCAGCATCAGAAGTCGTTACTACTGCCGTAGGATATAGTTCCTTTATTTTAATCATTAATGACTTCATACTAGGAGCAACAACAATCGTGTATCTTCCATCTTCCACATAATCTTTCAAACATTTCTTTACCACCATTCATCATCCCATTTCTTTTTTCTTTTCGATTCTCTATAGTTAAATCTACCGTGCCGTTTATTATGACAGTCCTTGCACAATGTTCTTAGGTTGTCTATATTCAAGGCATACTGTGGGTAATGTTCTAACTCTTTAATGTGATCCACTTCAAGAATAGAATCATACTGGGTTGTTAACTTACCTTCTTGTTTGCACCACTGGCATTCGTAATGATCACGCTCTAAACACTGCTGCCTTAATCTTCTCCACTCTGATGAGCCATAGAACTTTGCTCGTGCTTGTTTGGATGATACATCAATCATGTTAAGCATCACGATGATGTTTAATAGTCAACCGATCCAAGTGCTCTGGATATTTTGGAAGTTCATCATAATACTCAATCGAAATGTCATGTAAACCATTTTCATGTTCTTCGTTATCTTCAGTATGCCAGTTATAAGAAATATCAATAAGTCCTCGAGGATATTTATCTAAACGTTGTCCTTTATAGTAAACTTCTGGAATCGAATCAGTATCTTTTAGTTTGATTTCAAGTAAATCAGCCGTTGTTTCTTTCGGTAATGGTACATCTGAACTTTCTTTTTGAGCGTGTTCTTTCATCTTCTTTTGAATTTCCGCATCATATTTAAGGCAATCTATGTCTTTGTTCCACGGTTCCTTTCGGTAAGTAGTGTACAAACCTGCAAGGGTTCTTGTTCCTTTTGTCGTATTTTCAATTAGTTTCTCAATATATCTTGTAACTTTTGGATTCTTAACGATCATCGTGCCATTAGGTAAAACAACAAAATTTACATCGTCATTGAATGTTTCATCAATGTTCGTTTTACTTTCTGAATACTCATCCTTAACTTCTAACGTGAAGACTTTATCCGTCATATCCAATCACTTTCCTTTCTTCAAACTATCTATATAAGTACTAACCAACGCACGTTGTACTTGCAGCACACCTTCAACACCTAGCGACTTAACATCGAGTTTCAATCGTTCATTTAAGAACTGTGCATTGTGATCTTCTTCAAGCGTTTCTTTCTGGACATAATAAAGCAACGCTGATGTCTCGTCCATCTTCATCCCATATACTGAAATGATTTCAATAAACAATTCTGCAAGCGCATCTATATCTTTCTCTTCACGAACCTTCTTCATGATTTCTAGTAACTGCAACTGTTGGTTTTTGATTTGTTCATTTTTATGCATATACATCTTTCCTTTCTACAAAATAAAGAATACTACTGTTTATACAGTAGTATTCTTTATAAACAGTTATTTATTTCTTTCCTCTATAATCTTCTCAACTTTGCTTATATCATTAATAGTATCTTGGTAAAAAGCTTTCAACACTTCAGCCAATTCTTGATACTCTATTAAGCTTACCTCCCCTTGTCTTTCTCTATTCAACAAAATGTTTCTAGCTTGTACTGAGTTGTCATTTAAAGAGCTAAAAATATTTTCTTCTAACCTCTGAGTATGTCTCGTTAGTAATTGAAATATATCTACAGGAATTAGTTTGACATACAAAGATAGATGCTTTTCAATTAAAGGAATGATTTTGCCCGAATATTGTTCTAATGAATTATAAAAAGATAAATATCTTTCTTCTGGATTAAACAAATCTTGAGGATTTACTATATATATTTTTCTTCCTTCACGTACCTTTTCAATATTAATATACATATCTATATTTGCATCTAACTCTTCCATATATTTTTTAACTTGTTCCAAATCTGTAGCGAAAATACCTGTATAAATAGATATAACTTGTACTTTCATAATATAGATTAATTCAGTTAAGTCTGGTTCAGCTATAGAATAATACTGATTAAATTCTCTAGTATTTTCAATTTTTTTATTTTTCTCATCGATAATTCGCTCAACAAATAAGAGAGTAACAGTTAGTTCTATTGGGAACCAGATTAAGTTTTCAAATAGAAAATTCCACGACTCATTACCGTAGGGGATAAACCTGCCGATTATCCCTAATAAAATTGTTCCTATCCCCCCTAATATCAATACACTATATTCTTCCAAATATTTCATTTAATCAGCACCTTTCTGTTTTATTATATTAAATACGAATATCTTTTTTATAAAAAAGATCACTCAGCGAGTGATCTATAATCATTTATTACTGTCCTTCTTTAGCTTTATCCCATTCTATTTTTAGATATATAGAAATAATTTGTTCAAAATTTTTTCCTTTCTCATCATATTCTCGTATGTAACTATAATAGGAGCTATTTTTGCTTCTAAATTCTTGAATCCAACCAAAATAATAGTCATATTGAGATTCGTGTTCTTTTTTTGGAACAATTTCTGGATTCCCGTATTTATCGATTTGCACATCACAATATTTTTCTATAGCTTTGTTATATTCGGCGAGCTTTTCCTTATATTCCTCATATTTTTTTAAGTATAAATTATATTTATCAAAACTTTCATCGTTTAAATCATCTAACATAGAATCAATAAAATCAAATATATATTGGTTTTTATTGTCATTGCTTTCAGTATTAAATAATATATCGTAATCGAGAGTTGTTTTTTCCTTAGGCCCATAGAACCCAAAATATAACTTTAATAGTTCCGCATCTCTACTAATGTTAATATACTTTTCTTTGAAATTAGTTTGATCTTTTTTTAATTCAGAAAAATTAGTAATAAGCCTAGCCGAGATTTCTCTTACTTCCTGTATCCATTTTATTCTGGCTTTTGCTTTTAAATTAGCGTCTATTTGTTGTTTTGCTATTTTCTTTTGAGTACTGACGTTAATAAAGACCCCTATAAATGTCAAACATGCTGCAACAAAACTGACTAACGCTGCTATACTCGACCATTGAAAGGTTCCATCTTTATCAAAAAATATGTTCCCTCCAGTTATACCTAAGACATTTAGACTCGAATAATAATTTATCGTTTTAGCAAATAACCAATAAAAAAACACCTGTAAACATATCATATACTTTTAGCCTCCATGTTTAATATCTCTTTATATTATTGAACATAAAAAAATATATTTCAATGGATATTTGCAAGTCTATAAATAAACACTCGCAAACCTGTAGAAAAAGAGAGAGGAAATTCACCTCACTTCTTTAGTTTTAATTTGTGGTTTGCGAGAGAATCTAATTGAGATCACATGTGACTAAACGAAAAAAGTAGATTTTTTTACTTTCTTGTAATCTCAAATCAAAAAAATAAGTAGGCAATCGTTCCGTTTAAATTTTGTGTAAGTGTGTCGCATTTCTTATTTTTTTGACACTATCATAATAACTCGTTTAGAAGGTATATGAAGTGTAGATAAAGTGTATAAAAGAGGTATAAAAAGTGTAATAAATGGCTACTTAAAAGCAACCAGTTCCAGTGCCGAAGCAAATTGAACAATGATCATATTAGATTCTTGTTTTACTGATTCTTCACTGATACAGTTTCGTTGCGCTGCTAGATAGATTGGATTGCCGTTGATATAACGGTCATAGAAGATTCTCTTTCTTCGCTCGGTAACATCTGGTTTGTGCGGATGCTGAATCGCAGAATAACCTCTAACAAAAAGCTTATGAAGATAATCAAACTCTTCTTGTGCTTCTTCTTTCTGGATTAACATTTGTTCGGCTTCGAAAACGTTATTGGCCGTTGATGGTGGAACCAAAGAGAATGAAGCTGTTACTTTTGGTTCCCTCGGCTGGCCAACACGACATCTAGCAGCAAGGTACGCAGACAAGAATACACTGACGTTATGTTTAGTTTGTTCCATGTCTACATCCTTTGCATCTGGTGTTTCATATTTCTTTACGTCAAAAAGTACCATCCTTTGATTCCCCCGTTGTGGTATAATATTCGTGTCCAGAATATTGATTACAGTCGGAGGAATCCGGCTTTTTATTTTTTATCATTACTTACACTTTCACAGCAAACGGCCAATAGCGCTCGTCAATTGATTTGATTTCTTGTTCAGTTAATTTATAATATTCACAAAGTTGATTATCTACACTCAGTTCACCGTCTTGATCTAAAAAGTATTTCGATTCATATTCTCCCATCTCTGGCAATAAAACATAATACAATTGCTCTTTCTCGACTTCGTAGCCGTTGACTAAACTTAATACAGTTTCATAGTCAACAGACATAAGCCAGTCTTTAACAGGACATTCTCTCATGAGCGAGTTGATACCTAAATACTTCTGATGTACTAAGAACGCTATTTTATCGTAATTGTTGCCGTCTTCTATAAAATCCGCCATGAACTTCGGTACCACGACTTTTTTCGGTTCGTCTAGTTGTTTTGCTACAGCTAAACAGTCACGAACTGCTTGATCATATCCTTCGTTGTAATTTTCGTTGAATGAATCACGTTCTAAACTTTCTAACGTTTCAATAAATTCTTGTTTATTCATCGCTGCCCCTCCCAAAAAAGTCAACATTTCCTAGGATTTCTAATTCTCCATCTGGGTAAACATCTAACCAATCATGAGCACCAATAAAATTATTAAAGGCATTCAAACCTTTTGTTTTATGATGGTGATTTACTCCAAAACCGACTAATAAAATTTCACCTCGTAACGTTCGAACAACGTCATGATATTTAATTACTTTACCGTTCTTGTCTTTTACCTCTTCAACACAATTTTTGTAATTTTCATAACTCATTCCGCTTCCTCCTCAATACATTTAAACAAGCCCTCTGACTTCTTTAATATTTCTCTTTCCCTTTTATATACATTTTCTTCAAAGAAAGCTTTTGCTTCTTCGTTATTACTTATGTCAATTTCAATATATTCATCTTTGAAAGCTTCTTTAAAGCTCATTCTGCGACCTCCAATTCCCACGGAAAAGGCGTTCTAATGGACCAAACAGGCACAGACCTATGACCACAATCTCGCCATTCTAACCACCAGCAACTACGGTTCTCATTGTCTTCGTCTACTCCGAAACGATATCTAACAAATGCATCTTCAACAATGTAAGGTGTGTTTTCGTCAAGCATTAGTTCTGACCGCCATTCATCTATTGCTTGTTCCCTGGTATATTTTTGTTTATTGAAGCCCATCCAATTATTGAAATCCCCATGAAATGTTTCACAATCAAACTTGCTTTTTCCTTTAATCGCCATTTATTTGTCCTCCAATAGTTCTGGATTTTCGTGGATTCTAGCTCTGATTGTCGTCCAATCTACTTGGTAAAGATTAGCAATATAATTTTTAGAAAACCCGAATTTCAATAAATCTTTTAACTCATTTGCTGGAATATTTCTTCTTTTCTTGAATTTTATTCCTTTTCTTTTTTTATTGGCTGCTGATATTTTTGCCTTTGTTGATTGAGAAAGAACTTTTCCTTTATTATGCTTGCTGTTATGTCCGCTGTTTATCATCACGCTGAGATTCGATTTTCTTGCATCTAGTTTATTTCCATTTAAGTGATGTACACTAGCATGAAAGGGTAATCTTATTTTCAGCCAATACTGCATTAACAACCTATGGACATGAATTTTTTCGTCTCCAATAGAAACTGCTGGATATTTCCCGTGTAAATAAATGGTCTTATTTCCTAAAGTTGGTGATTTTTGATACCACAGAATTGCATTCGATAACTCTTCTTCATCGACTAGGCAGCTACACTTGTTTTTGAATTTAATTTCTTTTTGTATCTTCACTGTCATTTAAAAGATCACCATCCTCATAAACATTTCCAATAACTTCGATAGTTTCAAATACATTACACATAATCGCCGATAACACATTACTGTCATAATGGTAAGTTGGAGGATACTCGATATCGAACGCTGGGTAACCTTCATTACTATAATTTTTGACTATACTGATATAACTATCTTCTTCGCTTTCTCCATCGGTTACTTTTACTACATCACCCTCAAAAATCTCCACGCCATTCTTGTCTTTCAGGCCGGTGGATTGCATGAGTTGATATTCCCAACCGTTTAGTATTACGGTAAACCACTCCGAGAACTCATGCCCTCTTGGTGGGCAGTGCGCTATGAGATTGTCTTCCGCCCAGACGAGATGTTGAATTTCTCGCATAACTTTACTATCTTTATCCCACGCTCTAAACTTTGGAATCATCTTCTTCACTCGCTTTCTAAAATAATGACAGCTGTTCTTCAGTTCATATAAATAGCCCCATTGGGATATTTGACAACATTTTTTCCTGTGCAACTTCGTACATCTCTTTCTTTATTTCAAATCCATAAGCATTTCTATTGAGTTCTGCCGCAGCTCTAAGCGTAGAGCCACTACCAGCGCATGGATCTATTACAACATCCCCATAATCTGTGAAAATTTCAATCAACCGTTTAATAACGGGTATCGGTTTTTGTGTCGGATGTATTTTTGGATAGCTGTTATCCGTTTCCCATTCAAACCAATTTAGAACCATACGGCCGTCGTTATTAAATTTCGGAAGTTTTTCTCTATAAAGAACGAGCGCATATTCTGTAGCTCCTACAACTTTCATATTTGCTTTTAATACTTGAGGACTGGATTTCTTAATAAAAACTAGTGGAATATGATTGTTAAAGCCGTACTTTTTACCATAGTCAATCACCATTTGAAGCTGTTGAAAGGCGCAAAATACTATCATAGCTGGCGCTTTTCCAACTTCTTTCGGTTCTTTCTTTAACATTTTTGAGCAAAAATGCATAAATTCTGATATTCTAAAATTCTCATCGGTGTCAAAAAAGCTTTTATTCGCTTTATTCGATTCTCCATTTTCAATTTTTCCGCCTTCATACCATGCAGAACTTGATGCGTATGCATTTTTACCTAAGTTATAAGGAATGTCTGCAATAACTAATTGCGCTTTCGGTATGCCATACCGTTTATAATTTTGAAAATGATCGTTAAATAATTGTATTTTCGTTTCTCTCTGCATAATTTCAAAGGAGTAAAGAATTCTTTACTGCGGCCGCAAACCTCCACTCCCTTCTATAAATTCACTGGCTCTTTTTGATAACCAGCATCAATCAAAATTCCCTCAATCACATAAAGGTCCGTTTTCTGCTTTAAACTAGCCTTAAATTTCTTGGCAATATTTCTAGCTGTTTCTAAAGAAACGACTTCATATGTTTTAGCCAATGCATCCGCAATAATTGCGGATGTTGGCGTATAATAAATCTCAAGCAAAATGAACACTCACTTTCTACGAGATTATTCTTCGATTTCTTCTTCATCATCTTCAACTGTCTTTTCTGGGAAAATGATGTTCTCTTTGTTTTTGCTCCAAGAATCAGCAAATGGCGCAAAATGTTGTCGTGCGATTTCTACTTGATTGATTAGATTATCAACTGAAACTTCATGATCAGCTGCAATTTCTTCTAGCGCTTCACCTTCATCGATTCGATGCAACACGCCACGAACGTTGATTGTTACTGATTCTGGCCATTCGATTGTCGTTGCCTTCTTGATGAATTCATCAATGGTTTCTTTCGATACTTGCACAGCAACTTCTTCGACTTCTTGCACATCATCGCCCATTTCTAAAGAAGTTTGTTCTTCTTTTAGGACTTCAACTGTTCCGTCGTTATTTACAACATATTCGACATTCGGCTTATTAGTTTGCTTGTTAACTGGCACCTTATACTCAACAGTTTCTGGCTCAATAGTCGTTGATACTGTTTTGCCTAAAAATTCGTTTAAACTTTCATATTTCCCTTTTAATGAAGCGTTGCTAACCACTAATAGCACTTCGATATTTCCGTTTGATTTAGATGTCACTTTTTTCACTTCTGGTCTGAAATTTACTTGTTTTGTCATTTTATTTTCCTACTTTCGTTTAATAATTAGTTGCATCTTTCCATTCGTAATCGAAATTATCGGTTATGAATGGTCTTTTTTCGTTTAAAGGCTTAGTCACGCCTTGTGTGATCACTTTAAAATCTCTAGCACGAACAACAATCGCTTCAACTGGATGACCATATCTAAGGGCAAATAGACGAAAACGAAGCTTAACGGATTGGTCAATGCCATACACGCCAAAAGAGTTTTTAATATCAATGACATGTCTCCAACTTCCATCTAAGTTTTTTATGATGAAGTCAGGTGAATAAGCTATCGCCGAAATTTTGCCTATACCATCCGCAGTTGGTGTAAGTTCGGTTAGTCTAAAACGCGGATGAACTTCAAAAGGTAACCCACAATTTTTGACAAACTTTGTATAAAAGTTAGCTTCCTTCTGGCTATCAAATGTGTAACCATCAATTGTGACTTTGTTTCCTCGCTTATTCAGGGCTGTTGGTGATTGCATTGTTTTAACTCCCTTTCCTTGGTCGCAGTTTCCGCTCGAACTGCTTTTCCATCTTTGTTGCATTCTGGGCATGGAATAGGTGTTGCATAATTAAATCTGTCTTTTCCCCAAATCACACGCTGATCTTGACATCTAACACACTTCATTCTCATTTAGCCCCTTTCATCCAAGCTTGGTTATCTTTTGTTGCTTTTTCAATTGGTTCCTTTTTAAAATCTACTTTGGTAGATTTTGCTGTATACCTATTCGGTTTTTCTGGCATTATGATGGCTTCCTTTACCTCTGAAACAGTTCCGCCAGATACGATTGTTGCAATAGCTGCTGTCTCTTTTTGCTCAAATAGCACAGCATCTTTCAAATTAGCTACTGGCCAACCATCTTTGCCAAGATAAGCTGAAATTTTCACTACATACGGCATTGAATGATTCCCCTTTCTATCGATTTGTTTTTAAGGCTTTAAAATGCGTTTTAAGCCGTTTTTCTTTCTTTACATCTATTTATATTCGCTTGATTGTAAAACTGTTCTACGCTGAATATATTCGCTAAAAATAACATTTTAGATACCTGCTACTCGTTTGTCTGATGTCCCCTCGATTTTCATCACGAACCCTTGTGAATTACTCATGATGCGAGAAAGGATTCTCTCGCCATAGGCTTGACTCATTTCTTTACCAGTTAAATTGGTTGTAAATACTGTTGCTTTATTCTGCCGAGCTTCTACAATGCGATTTAAGGTGTCGTTATTAAAGTTGGTACTGTCATTACCTTTAACGCCTAACTCGGCCCCTAAGTCGTCCAAAACAACTAAATCAGCGCTTTTTATCTCTGCCATTAAGGTTCCTGTTATTGTCTTTCTGGCTTGTTCATCTTTCATCGCAAATTTTAGTTGTTCTAAGAGTTCCGCATAGCTAATAAATAAGCAGCGTTTATCATAGTTTGATTTCTCCAACACTTCCCAAGCCGTTGACATAGCTAAATGACTTTTACCAACACCGCTTTTACCTGAAAGAATCATATGAATTGGTTTATTCAAAAGAATTTCAGTTGTGGCTCGATTGGCAATTTCAAAAGCAAGCTTGGTTTCTGTGTCTACTGTTTTGTATGTTTTAAAACGACAATTAATTAAATTTTTGTCGGTATAAAGCGAGCTATATTTCAGATAATTAATCGCTCTGGCTTTCAAACTATCGTTAAACATTTTCTCTGTTTCAAGGTCTTCTGCTTTTTTGCGTGCTTTATAGCCACATTCCATGCAAGTTGGCGGACACCTATCGGACCCATCTTTGTTTTTTGCACGCCAAGCATAAAGATTTCCTCCGCACTCTGGACATGGATCAGGCGTGATATAAAGCAACGTTTTAATCATTTTTGAAAATCCATCTGATGCTGACTGCATTCTTTCACTTCCTAAAATCCAAGATCATCGTAATCAGAATGACCTGTGTTTGATTTCTGTTTTTTGGTTGTTTTCTTTTGCTTCCTTGCCGCTTCTCGTTCCTCAACAGATTTGAACCCTCTTTGTTCCCAATCTTTCAATATGGCATTGATATAGTTATAATTTCTTGCGTTTGCATCAATAGCAATTTCAATAGCTTTAACAATTAATTGTTCAGCTTCTTTTTGACTAGCTCCGATTTTTTCAAAATCAGAAATCCAATAATCAAAATCGGTCATGGTTTTAGACGACATCAATCCAAATCCGTTATTTTCCCAAATTGAACGAATGAACGCCCCTTTATTGTTATTATTATTATTTCTTAGGTTCTTAGGTTCTTTAGGTTCTTGTTTATGTTCAGTTCGTTGTTCAGTTTGATGTGCAGCTTGTTGTTCACTTCGTTGTTCAGTTCGTTGTTTTTTTATTTCAGAAAAGTTTTGATATTCTGCGTAGTTACTGACTTTGTACCATGTCCCGTTTTGTCTACTTCTGCTTAATTCAATCATGTCATCTTTAACAAGCAAATCTAAAAATTTTCTGACGGTGTTTCGGCTTACTTCCCACCTTTCAGAAAGTTTTTTTTCGGATGTAATTCTTTCTCCGACTTTCACCGTTTTTAACTCTCCATCAAAAAGAATCTTTCTGTCTTGGTGATTGGCCATGAATATTAAATCAAGCCACCATTTAAGGTATTGAGGATTTTCCCAAATCCAGTGATCTTGAATGGTCCTATAAAGTTTTATCCAACCTCCAATGGCCAACCTGCTCGCCTCCTATAAATCGTCCATACTGGTAAAATTTGTAATTTTGTTGTGTCCTCTACAATATTCACAAATCCCACAACTAACTGGTTCTTCTTCACCGTTTTTCACTCGTACAACATGCTCGATGTTTGCTTTTAATTCTTCTAATTCGTATATCATTTTTTCTTCGCTAAGAGTGATTAGTTTTGCTTCACTAGGTGTTTGTTTCGAAACGGCTGCAATGAGAGGAAGAAAATTTTTGTCATATTGTTGACGAAGTAATTCGCAATAAACAGCCATTTGTAACACGTAACCGAAGCGTTCAATGAAGTTTGCTTTTCTGTTTAAACGTTCGTCCCATTTTTTCTCGTGCATATCTTTGGTTGTTTTGATGTCTACAAAATACTTTTCTTCTAAATTCAAACAATCAATTTTTCCTTTCCACATTGCACCGCCGATTTCACCTGTGACGATCACTTCTTTTTCACCTTGATAAATATTTAAAAAGGCTTCTTCTTGTTTTAATCTTTCAATCATCTGCTCCGCAATTTGAAAATCTTTCAGTAGGCCAAACGGTTTTCTTGAAGAAAACATCTTGTTTTTATTTTCTTCTTTAAATGCTTCATGAATTTCTGGTGATTCAAAGTAAGAATGAACATAATTACCAACAAGCAATGCTTTTGGATCGTTTTCTGGTGTCCATTCGCCTTTTAACTTGGCAAGAGCTGCAGCTTCACATTCAAGAAATTTTTTATATTGAGAGACAGACATATAAGCTAGGTCCGCTTCTTGTGAATAATAATTTTCATCAGAAAGGATAATCGTCTTCTTCAATCGTTGAGACATCAGCTTCACTCTCTTTCTGATTGGTTTCATAACCAGCCATCACATCTAAAGTTTCCTGAACTGGTTCTTCTAAAATTTGTTCAGCCGTTTTCGTTAAATCTTCTTTTTCAATTGGGTTTGCTTGTTCAATATCGTTTTCTTGCTCAATAACTTTTTTATTGTTGGTAAATATTTTTTCTTCGAGTACCGCTGTTTGTTCTTCTCGCTCTGGTGTCACATCTTTTCGTTCGAATTCATTTTCGAGCGTGTCTTTAGCAGCTTGCACAAATAAATCATTATCGTTACTAGTATTGATTAAATATTTAGCAGCTCGATTGATGACAGTTCTTTTTGCCATTTCTTCTGGAAAATCATTCTGAACATTTTTTGTTTTTGCTTTGCTCCATGATTTATCAATTTGTTTCTTTGTCATGACCGTTGTTACTTCTTTACCATTTGCTAGCTTAATGACCACATAAGCAGCCTTAATGTCGTTGTCTAGGTTTTCGAAGGATGTTTCATGTTTAGCAACAACTAAGTCGGGACCGTCCATAGCAATTTCAAATACATCGCCTTCCCTTACTACAACAGGCGTGATTTCTGCCCCTCCTGTTACTCGATCTAATACAGCCATGGTTCCGAAATATGAGCGCATAAGCTGAACTTTATTTCCATATTTAATGAAATAACATTGTTTTTTTGCTGGCGATAATCCTTGGATGACCATATCAAGCAAGGCGTTAGAAATAGATGTTTTAGTTTCTGGATTGTTAGCTGCCAACTGAAGAAGGTTTCCTCCTGAATTGTTGGTTAGTTCAAAGAAAGCACTTTTCAATGCATTCTGTGGACTATAACCTGGTGGCATTTCTAATCCCTGCTCTTGCAATCTATTCAAATTTCCGATGACTTGTTCATCTAAAGATCGTTGTGTTATTTGTGTTAAATCGTTACTCATTGCCATTCTCCTCTTCTTCGTCATATTCCCATGTTGGCTCTAATGCTTCTTTTTCTTCTGGCGGCTCTTGTCTAGCTCCTAATGAATCAAATTCAGGCATTTTCACCACTCCCAGAATATTTTCGTTTTGTTTTCTTCAAGTTCAACGTGATCAAATCCTTCTGTTTCTAATTGAGATAAAAACGTTGATGTAAGACCTTTACTATTCACCACACAACTTGTGTTACCATTTGTTGCTGCAGTTCGAATTGATTGAACAATTCTATTTTGAGCATTCGCTAACATTAATTCGTAAACATCATCACTTAAACCTCTTACTTCAATCATTGCAGTTCACCTCGTAAAAATGCAGTTAGTAGTTCATCCATAGATTTTTCATTTGCAGCATCTTCGGCTTTTTCTGCTACGCATTCTGGACAATCACAAGATTCGCTTATACTTAATTGCTCTTTTAGATCACCTACAAGTTTTTGCAAGAGTATAGCTAACCCGATAACTGAACCACAAAACGCAGTACTTCCTTGGCCTGTTTCAAAATTTGTAGCACATAGAAGAAGTTCAACATTCTGTGCCTTACATTCTTTTTCAAGTTCAATAATCATTCTTTCAATTTTTCTATTCATGTGGTACACTCTCCTTGAATTTGATATTTGTAACTGACCTACTTTGATGGCCGTCGAAGTGGGTCTTTATTTTTGTTTTTTTACTTCTCGATCTTCCAACGCTAAATCGTAGTAGAGCAACCAAATGATAAAAGCTGCTATATATATGTTTTGGATTAATGGACCAATATTTCCATCTACTAAAAGCCCCAAACCAAAAACGATTAGCAATGCCGCTATACGTCTTAAATGATAGATTTTTCTCAATGTGATCATCCTTTCTTTAAAAACGATCTTTCGTCTCCATGAATTCTTTCCAATGAATATCTATAAAATGAGCGGTCATCTTAGCATGAAACTTCCAAGGCATCCCTTTACTAGTTGGGAACTTTACGAATCCGCCGTTTCTTATATCTACCTCTTCGCGATATTTATAGAAAATGAGTTTCCAGTCACGTATATCTTTCCCACCTAGGCGGTTAGTAACATCTTTTGCATTCCACGTCTGACCAATTAAGGTTTGATTTTCTAATTCTAAAATCTTTGCCTTTTCAATCAGAATCAAATTAGACGGTATCTCAATTGAAATTTTTGATTCTATCAGTTGCGTCATCTTACTGACCCCCTATCTAATTTTGTAGTATTCAATAATTGCGGTTAGCGTTTCATGAGCCTTTTTACTTTGATTTTTCCCAGAAAGATAATCATTCAAGTCTTGTTTTGGAATATTGAAGTATGTTGCTACAGTAACTAAAGAAATTCCTTTTTTATCAAAGTATTCACGAATTTTAGTTCTGCCTGTCGTTGTGTCTGGCATATTATTTATCCCTCCTTTTAATAGTTAGTAAGTTAATTAGATAGAATTGTATAAAATTGTTGACTGAACACTACACTATAGTGTAGTATATAGACATACGAAATAAGCCTATAACAAAACCTTTATTATGCACTCGGTCGCCAAACTTAATGCTATAAGGTGTGTTTTTAGTTTGCTTTTTTCTATCCAATTAACTTACAAGAACAATATACACTATAGTGTTGTATTTGTAAATAAAAAACTACACTTTTTTATTGTTTTTTGTAAGAATTTAAGGAGAATGCTGATATGACAGTATTTGAACGTGTCAAAATACTTGCAAAAAATCGATCAAAAACTATGAAACAAGTAACATTAGATTTAGGATATAGTGAAAACTATTTCTATAGTCTAAAAAGTGGTAAACAGCCATCGGCTGAAAAATTAAAAGAATTAGCTGACTATTTTAATGTGTCTGTAGACTATTTACTTGGTAGAACTGAAAACCCCAATCCAGTTGACAAAAATCAACTAACAGTCGAAGAAGCTTTATCGTCTGTTATGAGTAGTGACGGAAAACCGCTGACTGAAAATGATAGAGAAATTTTGTCAGGCATTATTGAAGCGTATTTGGAGAAGAAAAATAAGTAGGTGTTGTTGTTGAGGAAACAAATTGAAATGATTGTTAAAGAGTTAGGTGTAATTATCCTAGAAAAAGAGGATTTAGATGCAGACGGCCATTATATTGCATCGATAAATACCATCGTTTTAAAAGGTTCTTTAGATGAATGGAATAAAAGAAAAACCCTTCTTCATGAATTAGGCCACGCTAGCGAACATCAACATAACTACCAATTATATAATTTAGCTTTTTCTTTACATTCTAAAATGGAGCATGAAGCTGATGTATTCATGATTGACAATCTCTTAGATGATTATATGTCTAAAACTGGTTTAACTGTTGAACAAGTTAACTATATGCGTTTTATAGAAGATGCTGATATTGATGCACGTTATGAAGAGTGTATAAGAACTCTTTTGTTTAATAAACTACGAAGAATTAATTTTGCATAAAAAAGCCCGTGTGGGGACACGGACTTCAATCTCATTTCGAGATTTAACTTATGAAAATATTATAACAGAAATGAGGAATTTTTAGTGAAAAAGATGTTTTTTGGGGTAATAATCTTAAGTTTATTTGGAGTATCATTATCAGCATGCAACTCTAAAAATGCACAAGAAAGTAAAAGTAGCTCTAGTGAAATATATGAGAAAAAAGAACTCTCACGTAGTGATATTGAACTTATAAAAGTTGGAAATTCATCCAAAACTGTTTATAAAAAATTAGGTTTACCTATGAAAGAATGGGATACTAATTTTGTTTATGATGAACTTAATAATAATGTGAATAAGGACAAATTAATGATTGATTTATTAGACGGTAAAGATAATGAAAAACTTGTTCCAAAGTATAAGAAGTTATCTGAACATGGAGAATCGGCAAAAGACATAAAAAATCTTAAGATGTTACAGTATGCATTTGAAGATAAAACTTCTACTTCTACTTTTCTAATTTGGATAAATCCTAAAACAGATAAAGTTGTATATTTAAGTGAACGAAATTATTTAGATGAGAATGGCCAACATCCTGAAGAATCTTCTGATGATAAAACTACTGAAGATACTAATAGTATAGATATAAATAATAAAACAGCTGCTGTCGGAGACACTATTTCGTTTTCTAATCAGCAGACTAATGATAGTTTAGAAGTAACAATTAACTCTGTTACAAAAAGTAATGGAGACGATTGGCATAAACCAGAAGGACTATACTATGCCAAAGTGGATTTTTCAGTTAAAAATACAGGAACTAAACCTTTTGATGTGAATGCGCATATGTTCGAGTTTTATGATTCCAACAATGTAAAATCTAATCTGGATTCTTGGGATTATTTTTCTGAAAATATACAAGCCGGCAAATCTGCAAATGGATCCGCATACTTCGATATTACCAATGATGGGAATTCGTTTGAAGTTTTCTTTGCAGACAGCTCTTGGAAGGGTAGCTATTAATTTTTTTCTTATCCCCTCTCTGGTGAGTTCTAGCATGTTCGATTCATGCTAGGGGATTTTAAGTGAATATTTGGGGTGATACAATGGCAAGTATAAAAAAATTGAAAAGCGGATGGCAATTTCGAGTCTCTTATAAAGATAAAGATGGCCGATATAAAACAAAAAGCGTCAATGGGTTTTCAACAAAAAAAGAAGCGCAATTGGCAGCATCAGAAATTGAAGCTAGGTATTCTAAAGGATACTCACTAAAAGAAGGCGAAAAATTATTTCATGAGTATTTTCGAAATTGGTTTGAAGTATACAGGAAAGGCAAGTTATCACAAGACAATGACGGTGATATTCGTCGGGCTGTTGATTTTAGTGAGAAATATTTCCCTGACACAAAATTAAAAGAATTGACTCGACAAGAATATCAAAAGGCCCTGAATGACTATGGGGAAACACACGCTACAGCTTCAGTAAAAAAACATCATACGTATATGCGAGCTGCTCTTAAAGATGCTTTGGAAGAAGGCATTATTCATAGAGACCCTACCTATCGAGTACAAGCTATAGGCAAAAAGAATCCTAAGCACGAAGAATTGAAATATTTGAATTATCAAGAGTCTATCCATCTAGTTCACGAAATATTAGAAGGTATAAAACCCACTTATACTTCTCGATTTATTATTCTGTTTGGTATTGCGACTGGTTGCCGTTTTTCAGAAATTATAGGCATGACTTGGGACTGTATCGACTTCAAGAATAAAACTGTAAAAGTAAATAAAACATGGGACTATAAATATACAAATACATTCTCTAATACGAAAAATTATCAATCAAAAAGAATAATCACTATTGATGATGATACGCTCGATTTATTAAAGAAATTACAGTTACATCAAAAAGAATATTATTTAAAATCTGGTCTACGCAACGAAAATAATTTAGTATTTTTGAATGACAATATGGAACTTGTATCGAATACAGCTGTAAATAAAGTCCTTCGTAAATTCTGTAGAAAGATCGGTACAAAAGAATTGACTTGTCATGGTTTAAGGCATACCCATGCTTCAATAATGTTGTATAAAGGAATAAATATAAAATATGTATCTCGTCGCCTTGGACATAAGGACATTGTAACCACTTTACAAACCTATCAACACATTTTAGACGAGATGGAACAAAAAGAAAGTAATGCTGTTAATGAAGTGATGAAACAAATGTATGTATAATTTTTTTGCATTATTTTTGCATCAAGTAGTTAAAAACAGCCATAAAACCAGCATTTACAAGCTAGGTTTTACGACCGCCGTCTCCATAAGGTACAAAAAGAAAGAGAACGTTAGAAATTTCGCGCTGTTACAGTGTTTTGAAAGGATTCTAAACGTCCTCTTTTTTATTTTGACCACACTTTAAAGCCTATTCTTTTTTGGTGAGCCTGATAATTTCTGAAATATCGTCAATTTCCAAAGCATCAGTGATTCTTTCAATGTGTGGCAGATAAATTTTTCTCGTTTTTCATTAGCCAGCTTGTTAATAATTGAAGGTTCCATATCAGATAAGCGGGCTAACTCTCTTAGAGAAATTTCTCTGTTTTTCACAAGCTCTTTTAAGCCTATTTCTACTTTTCTATCCATTGTAGCCACATACTTTGTTTTCGGTAGATTTATCTTTTTGACTAGTCTGTAATTCAACCTTTTAATAAATTTGTTAAATAGATAATTGGTTTCGCTCAAATCCTCAAGTTCATTTGCAAAGGTAAGAGTTAAAAATTTTGTTTGGCTGTCGAAATTCATATTGATTAGACGCCGAATATATTGTACCTTGTTCTTATAGTAATTTTCTCTTTTTTTCCTAGCTTCAATTTATGACAGTTCATTTTTCTCTAAATTTATACTGTTCGATTTTCGCTTATTTTCAGTAGTATAGCCATAGATAACAGGAACAGCATAGAAATAAATTTCACAACTTCTAGGAATCAAAAAAAGTTGTACATTATATTCTGACATAGCATCACCACTTTTATAAACATTATTTTATTGGTAAATCGCTCTTAAATACTTATATATCATACCACCTTCTTTCATGAACTGTTTTTCTCCAGATGTTAGACTATTATAGATTTAAAAAATTTGGATATGAAATTTCTGATTAAAATATTTAATAAGAAGATTGATGAGGAAATCAAGAATTTAAAAAATTGATGTGAGATAGGTACATTCCAGAAATGGTAACAACTAAAAAACAACGAAAAAGAATTTTCCCTTTTTCGTTGTAAAATTACTATTCTTCATCAATTTCCTTGTTAAATACTCCTGTATTTAACATATTGATAAAATTAGCTAGTTTTAATTTTGGTGGTAGTTCTGCAGAATTTTCGATGACAATTTTTAACCAAGGATACTTATTTACAAATAAATTTTGCTTTCCTTCTTGCTCAGATACTTCTTTAACTTCTGCTAAAACAAGAAGCATAACAGGGTAACGTTCATTTTCACTAAGATTTATATAATTTACTAATGCTGTCATAAATTCTTGGGCTTGAACATACTCAGAGAAGAAAGTGTCTGGGAAAATAAAAACTCCTTCTTTTTTACCAAAATGTACTTTTATCTCACAGAGTTCTTTTTTAATTTCTGCAGAATCAGCATAAGCATAGGATTTAACAAAAATATCTTTGTCAGTTACTTGATTTAAAGCACGGTTAAATGTTTTAGGTCCTCGGACAACAACATCACTTTTTTCTTTTAAATCAGATAACTCTTCAGTTCCAGTCCCTCTTGTTAAAACTGCATCAATATGCTCATCTTCTTCATTACCTGAATTGCTAGTAGTTCTGTTAGGAGTTGTTCTAGGAGTTGTTCTACCACTAGTTTTTTTCTTATAAATGCTGTTATAGAGGTAATCCAATCTAGTGTCTGATTCATCTTCTCCTATGGAAACAGATACTTCTCCAATTTTTTTACTCTTTAATTTTGTTGGGTTTCGTTCAAAGTAATGTGGACATTCTTCTAAATGATTTTCATTTCTATGGGTTCTCAAAAAGTTTTCATTTTGCCCATTTACAAAATCTAATCTTGCTGAACAGCCAATTGTTGAACAACTCAACAAATGTTTTATTTCTTCGAAATTTATAGAATTAGATATTTCCTCAATAGACAAAACTCTCTTATCTTGTTCACAATATGCTTCGTTAATACTTGCCATACAATTATCCTTTCTTTATTAGTTACATAGCAAAAAAATTGGGACTCCTGTCTTGTTAAGATTTACACTCTGTGTTATCATTACTTTTGTCAATTAAGATAGTAACACCAATAAGTGTAGCAACGTTTGCTATGCTATTTCTATTTTATCACGAAATTTATTCAATTTAAATAAGTTCTGACCTCTGACCACTTTTTGAACTGCTTTCAAATGAAAAGTGGGTTCATTTTCTTGTTTTATAGTGCTGTAGAAAATCTAAATGCCTTGACAACAATGAATTTCTGTTTAAATGGTTTATGATTCCCGCCGTCTCCATTTTTAGAAAAGTAGAGAAAAACAAAAAAGAGCTAAAACCTTATAAAATAAAGGTTTTAGCTCTTTTTTTCTATAAGCAAGAGAAGGCTCGTTACCTCCTCTTACACTTCCTAACACATTATCTTTCTAAAACCACTTCATTTTCTTTTTCTATTGGTGATTTTGGGTATTGCATAGAACATGGCTAA